AATTGACTGCCATTACCAATAAAGTATGTGCCAGTGACATTGCCAACAGCACTTATATTACCACCAATAATATTTGCTGTGGCACTGATCACTCCACCAGTGTTGACATTGGCTCCAACCACATTACCTGCTGAACTCAACAGTGTTGTGGCCAAAATATTTCCGCCGCCAATGTTACCAATAGAAGTGCTGATATTGCCAGTGATTGTGGCCTTGCCAGCCACAGTGAGATCGCCACCGTTTGTGGTCACCAGTGCTCCGCCCAGTGTAATTGCATTGGCAACAGAATCATATATGAAACCACTGTCACTGGAAATGGTACCATTATTATTGAACAGTACTTGACTGTTTGATCCACCAATGGTGATGGATCCCACTAAATTACCAATAAAGTATTGTGCCGTAACGTTTGCGCTGGAAATAATATTGCCAACAGCACTGACCACGCCACCTGACAATATATTTGCAGTTGACGATATGATGTTTAAAGAATTAACATTGCCACCAATGACATTGCCAGCAACAGTGGCCAGACCAGCAGTGGTCAAATTGCCGCCTGTGACATTGGCACTTGCACTGACACTGACTGCACTCACTGTTGAGGTAGCAATCAAATTGCCACCTGTTATGTTCCCAGTTGTACTAACATTGCCAAACAATGTGCCATTGATGTTGGCACCAGTTATGTTGCCGGTGACACTCACAGTTGTGCCAATAACGTTGCCCACCAAAGTGCCCACCAAATTACCGCCAGTGATGTTTCCAGCAGTGCTGATAATACCTGTGCCAGCAAGCACATTACCACCAGTGATATTGGCTGTTGTGGTAATTGCACTGGTTGAATTCAGCGCACTCACAACATTGCTACTCAAACTTAAACCAGCGGCATTTAAATTGCTGCTGGTGATGTTGCCTGATGTACTCACGGCACCAGTGATGTTTAATCCTGCAGTGGTAAACACTGCCACGTTTGATACGCCGCCAATGGTGATGTTGGCATTGCCACCTGACGTGCCAATATTGGCTTCGCTTGTGCCGTTAAAGATCTTGTTGGGCGTTAGTCCAGTTAATGCTGCGCCGTTACCAATGAAATATCCTGCGGCAATATTGGCTGTGGTGGTGATGTTGGCTGCTGACACCAGTGCGCTGACTACATTGCCGCTTAGACTCAAGCCAGTGGCATTTAAATTACCGCCAGTGATGTTGCTGCTTGCACTCACGCTGGCTGCACTTATAGCCGCTGAAGTGATTAGATTTCCACCAGTGATGTTGCTAGTGGCACTGATCAGACCTGCTGTGAGTAAATTACCACCTTGTATATTACCAGTCAAACTGGCGGTGGTACCATACAGATTACCCGCAACAAATGTGCCATAACTGTTTACTGTTACAACTTCATTGGCAATGCTGACGTTTGCGGCAGCAATGATATTGCCAGTGCTGTTTTGATATCCAACAAATGCTGATCTCTCTGCGCCTGAATAATACCAAAGTTGTTCGCCGCGATCCTTGCCGTCGTTGCTGGCCAATGGTGTGTTGTTGGCTCCACGTCCCAGCCCAATAATAGGATCTTGAACATTGAAGCTGGTGACGTTTGTGTATTGGGTGTTGCCGTTTACAGTTAAATTACCACCAATCAGTACATCAGCAGTGGTGGCAACACTTGCGGCACTCAATACACCTGTTGTGATAATGTTTCCACTAACAACATTGCCTACAGAACTGACTTGTCCTAAACTGTTGAGATTACCAGTTCTAATATTGCCAGTCACACTCAAACTTGCAATGGTGCCAATACCAGTGGCTAAAACTCCAGTTAGCAAACTACCATTACCAATATAGTAATTGGCAGCAATATTGCCAACGGCGCTGACATTGCCCAATGAATTTACATTGCCACCAATGACGTTACCAGTTACTGACGCCACTGTGGCATTGATATTGCCACCAGACACGTTGCCTGTGGTGCTGATGATGCCTGCGCCAGCCAATACATTACCACCAGTGATGTTTGCTGTGGTAGTGATGCCTAGCGTAGAATTAATGGCGGATATTACATTTCCACTCAAACTTAAATTGGCTGCATTGACAATGGCTGCTTTTACATTTCCAACAGCACTGATATTGCCACCTGTGGTATTTCCAGTTATGCTGGCTGTGGTGCCAAACAAATTGCCGCCAGTGATGTTGGCAGTTGTGGTGATGTTGGCTGCTGACACCAATGACGATACAACATTGCCACTCAGGCTCAAGCCCACAGCATTCAAGTTACCACCAATGACATTGGCAGTGGCTGTGATATTGTTGGTGGCTGTGATATTGGCTGCACCAACTGTGGTTGCAGTGATAGTGGTAATGGTTGCGCCCACAGCAGACACGTTGGCCACAGCATTCAAGTTGGCACCAGTTGTGTTGCCATTGGATACCAGTGTTTGAAGCACCACAATGTTGTTGGCAATGATGGTACCATTACCACCATTGGTGTTGCCCACACTCAAATAATTCAATATGCCGGTGCTTCTCAAACTGCTGTAGAGAACATTGGAACTCAATGTGTTACCAAACATCAGCGCAGCATTGGAATTTACTGCCAAGCCGGTGAGATAAAAACCATTGCCAACAAAGTAATTGGCATTGATATAATTGGCACCACTGATGTTACCGCCAGCGCCCACTGTTTTAAGATTACCAGCTGCTACATTACCAACCGCTGATATGTTGCCAGTGGCGTTGACATTTGCACCAACAACATTGCCTGACGCAGTGACACTGGCAGCAGTAATGGCCCCTGATATCACAGCACTTGCGGCTGACACACTTGCGCCAGTTATCAATCCACTACTGGTGACAGCACCAGTTGAACTGATAGTACCTGTTACTGCAACTCCAGTGGGACTGGCCACTAGTACATTTGATACGCCACCAATGCTGATGTTGGCATTGCCATTTGAAACAGGAATACCAATGTTACTGGTGCCATTGGCCAATCTTGATGATCCGGCGGTACCAATGCCACTCACAATGAATTGGCCACCCAGGGGATTGGTTAAAATCAAACTGTTATTGGTACCGGACGTTATTGTTGATTCGCCCAATTGAATGGTATTACCACTCAACCACAATGTGTTCCAACGTTGTGCAGCCGTGCCTAGATTATAAATGTTGTTGCCAGCTGGCAGTAAATTTCCGGCAAATGTTGTGTTGACGTTGCCAAACACCACTGTGTTTGCTACACCGCGAACTGCCACTGCAATATTGGCGCCGGGTGAACTGATACTGATATTGCTGTTGCCATTGGCAATACCGCCACCGGTGCCACCATTGAGTCCGGTTAAAAATGCACCGTTACCCAAAATGTAGCTGCCGGTGATGTTGCCCACAGCCGAAACTGTGCCAACTGTTAAATTGCCAATGTTGGCCCCAGTTGGTGAGAACACAGCAACATTGCTGACTCCTCCAACTGATATGGCTACATTGCCACTTGAGCTGACAATTTTTACATTACTGGTCCCAAAAGTGATATTGTTGCTGTTGGTAAGACCAGTCAGTTGCGATCCATTGCCCACAAAATACTGGGCGTAAACTGTATCAATTCTGTTGGAAGGAGCGCCAATGTCGTACACAGCATCAATGCTGGGCATGATTGTGCTGTTTGCTTGAATATTGCCTATGCCGTTTGCAGCCAACACCAAATTGTTGTTGACCCCAGTGACTGTGATGGTATTTCCAGTGATTACAACATTGCTACCCACGGGGCCGGCGGTGTAAATCTCTGTAAAGTTATCATTTACAGCGTTGAATGCGCTACGTAACTGTTCGCCGGTGCCATCATTAGCGGCTGCACCTGTATCAATAATTTGTTGTGCCATGGATAAACAAGGTCCTCTGATGTATTTACCAAAAGGACGTGTTTGATCTTTTAGGCGATTCTTGTGTAACTCAAATAAGCACCACTTTGCAACACTAGATTGGCTGTGGAAGTTGATGCACGTACAGTGACATTGGCATTACCTGAGTGGTAGAATGTCCCTGACAAACGAACTGTGCGCAGTTCTGTGCCCAGCATGCTTTGACTGGCACCTGCGCTGTCGCTGGTGTTTGATGTGGCCACTGCCCAGGCGGCAGCACCCCCAGTTTGTGTTTCAAGTGTGTAATTGCATGAGCCAGCAGCAAACAACATGGCAAACGCTGTGGTAGTTCCACCAGCAGGAACCAGGGGCAGATAAGCGTTCCATTTGTAGCTGTATCCAGCCTGAGCTTGGAAAGTGAGTGATCCCACATTGGCTAGACTAGCACTGCTGATGTTGGCGCTGGCTGCTTGCCATACTGTATTTTCTACTCCAATGCCGGTGCCCGTAACATTGCCAGTGACACTGATGGTATTGGTAATCACATTGCCTGTGGTATAGATGTTTTGCACACCCACAATATTGGCACCTATGATATTACCTGTTGCTGAAATGCCACCATCGCTGTTGATGTTTCCGCCAGTGACATTGGCAATAGAATATATGTTTCCACCAGAATAAGTGTTGCCAGCCGCTATGTACAAGGCATAAGGATTGGCAATGGTCATGTTGGTGCCATTGGCCGGTGCGGCAGCAATGTACAAAGTAGACGCTGTGGTAGTGGTCACAGTGGAATTGGCAGCAGCCAAAGTAGGTTGTGCCAACACATGCACATGATTTGTGACTGCTGTGCCTGATGCCGCTGTGCTGGAATCAGTGTAAGTACTGGCCACACTTCTAATGCCAATACCAGTTGTGGTCCAACTTGGTGTGCTGATCGCTCCAGTCACCACAATGTTGGCGCTTTGACTGCGATTGGTAATCAGTGCGTTGCCACCAGAAACATTTGCCGCCGATACAATATTGCTGCTGGCATATACGTCCCCGGTCACAGCCAGGGTATGAAGTGGTGCAGAATTTGCAATACCCACATTACCTGATGCACCAACCACAGTGATTCTTGTTGTGGGAGTTGCGGTGCTGCCGGTTTGAATTTGAATGTTGGCATTGCCGTTGGTGTCGGCATACACTGCTTGTATTCTTGCAGTTATCCTAGCGCCAGCACCAGTTGCATCAGAAGTGTGCCACTCAATGGCACCAATATTGGCACCAATACTGACAACAGTGTTGGCATCCTCAAATCTAATCATTTGGCTTGTTGTGGCACCAGATGTTTGAGTCAACACAATGTTGCCTGTTGTGACTGTTACATTGCCACCCACAATATTGGCCGCTGTGCTGAGATTACCCCCGGTAATATTACCTGTGGCACTAAACAATCCAGTCAAGTATTCGCCAGCAGTAGAAAACACTGCCACATTTGAAACACCACCAATGGTGATGTTGGCATTGCCACTGGTTGTTGGAATTTCAATACTGGTAGTACCGTTAAAGATCTTGTCAGCATTGATGTTGCCCACAAGCACAGCATTGCCAGAAACAGTTAAGTTACCGTTGATGTTTACAAATGGTGAATTTACATTGACCACATCACTTGCGCCCACGCTTTGTATAGTATAATCACCGCTGACACGTTTGACTGAGCTCATTTACAGATCCTTTATGTTATTTATACGGTCCAGGAAGTCAGCCATGGGCATGTGGCGCATGTTTTTTATGCCTGCAATTTCGGTTATGTCTGCTGTGGTATCGCCTGCCACACGATGAAAACTGATATTTGGAAAGTCTTTGGTCACTGTGACAATTTGGCGCACCCAATTGCCGGTGTATGTGGGATTTGATGAGCTTTTTTTATAGAATTCTGTGTCAGCATACACATTGTTGAAACGATTGCCAGCTGTGGGTCCCATGTCAAATCCTATGAGATACACTGCTAGATGCCGATCCATGGCTGCTATACCCACTGCTAAAGGTCCTGAACTGAATCCAAAATAGTTCTGAGGCACAGATCTTGCACCCAACCCAGGCAAGGGCTTGCGAGTGTACATCACATGGTCTTTGGCATACCCTGCATGCTGTATGGTATGTGCTATGCCTCGATCTGTGCTGACCAACACATCCGGTGTAAATTCACGATACAGGGCATTGCACCCGTAGACCGTTCCACGTTGTTTTAGTAAATTTAAATCAACTACCAGTCGGCTGATGCCGTTGCCCAAAACAAATGCTGCGCTCATAAGAAATCCTCCCAGTATGTAGCTGGGAGGACTCTAACACTTTACAAATTAAGAAGTAACGTTGTTGATTTGAGCCAGTTGAATTGTGGCGTTTTGTATAGCAGTTGTATTCACCATTGATCCACCACTCACAGTGACATTGCCTTCGTCTGTGAAGAAGTTGGCAACATATTGATTTTCACTGCTTTGGACGTTGACACCATAGTTGGTGTCAGCATAGTTACCATAAGTCATGCCGTTCCAGTCACGCACCCATTTGTTGGTGATGTAACTGGCGTAAACAGCGGCGCTGTCACCCACTGAATATTGAATACTCATAAACCCAGCGGCTGGTGTTGCTGTGTTTGACAACACACAGATGCCCATGGGGTATGCTGTGCCGTTGCCTGAACCAGCTGCTGTGGCTGTGAACTCATCACCTACCGCTGCGTTGCCGTCACCGTGACCCACTGCATTCCAGTCAGTTGTGGTGCCCACGCTGAGAATCTTGTAGGCTTGCCCCGTAATGAAACTGCCTGCTGTGGTTGCAGAACCGTTGTATGTGACCAAAAACTTGTGCGAACCTTTTTGACGCACAATTCTAGCTGTGCCATAAGTGGTGTTTGTGCCATTGGCCAGGGCCACATTGGCCACTGCAACAATTTCTGGAAAAGTTACAGATGCTGTGCTGTCTGTGTCACTGCCACCAACCACGCCCAAGAACTGGTTGGAATCAAGTGTTTGTACTGGTGTGTTGTACACAGGGTTGGTCAATGATCCAAAGTTTGGAAAACCTTGATCTACGTTTACCGATGCGCCTGAATTGCCAGCACCAGGGTTTGTTTTTTGAATTTTAAGAGCTCTTCCCATTATGATTTCTCCTTATAGAAGCCCAATGCGGGTTCTAGCCGCTACGCGGTGGGTTAAGCCGCATAAAACGCAGAATTGCGTTGACTTTTATTTATGGACCTGTTAAAATAATTAACCACACTGTATATGCTGTAAATATTGCTATGGAAACAACTCAAGAATTAGTCATGGACTCAACACAACTTATTGAAGAAGGCAACCGACTGCGCGGTGAGAATCGTCCTGATCAAGCACTCAAGTGCTACATGCTGGCCATGTGTCATGACCCAGATTCATCTGCGGCATTCAACAACTATGGTAATGTCCTGCGTGAATGCGGACAACCACGTCGTGGAATACCATTTTTAGAACATGCCATCATCTTGGATCCCAGCAGTGTCACTGCAAAATTCAATTTGGCTGTGAGTCAATTGATCATGGGTGATTATGTTCGTGGTTGGCCTGCATACGAATCAAGATGGGACTATGAACATCTAGCAGGCACAGAACCACAATTCAAACAACCACGCTGGAAAGGTGAGCCACTTCAAGACAAAACTATTCTTGTGGTAGGCGAACAAGGGCATGGTGACAACATACAGTTCTGTAGATTTTTATCTAATTTGCATGCCGCTGGAGCAAAAATACTGTTTCAAACCACCTCAGGATTGATTCCGTTACTGCAAAACAGCCAAATCATTTCCTGGATTGGTCAGTATGATCAAACTCCGCCTGAATTTGATTACTGGATTCCCATCATGAGCATACCAGGTGTTCTAGGTGTTACTTTGGAAAACTTGCCTCGACAGGTGCAATACATCAATGCAGATACTGACAAAGCCGCTGCCTGGTTAAAAATATTGGGTGCAAAAAAACGCATGCGAGTGGGATTCAGCTGGAGTGGTCGTAGGGATGCCTGGCTCAATCGTCACAAAGGCATGCCGTTTGAAAACATCCTAGACTTGATTCGAAACAATCCGCAATATGAGTGGATCAATTTACAAGTGGATGTCACTGAGGAAGAAGATCAAGCCTTGGCCGATGCTGGAGTCACACGCTATCCTGGAAGCGTACAGAGCTTTGCTGACACCGCAGCCTTGATTTCATGTATGGATGTTGTGATCTCAGTAGACACTGCTGTCACGCACTTGGCTGGAGCCATGGGTCGTCCCACTTGGTTGATGTTGCAGTGGTTTGCCACAGACTGGCGTTGGATGTTGGACCGAGACTCAAGTCCTTGGTACAGCACTGTGCGCATATTCCGTCAGCCCAGCATGGGCGACTGGACCAGTGTCACAAAGAAAATAGAACAATATCTAAGCTGGTTCAAAGTTTAAAATTTTGATGCATCTGAATCATGATGCGATTTCTAAATTCGTCACTGTGAAAATATTGTTTGTTGCGTTCAACTCTGTCTACAACACTATGGTAATCACTCAGTATGGTGCCACTGCGCACCCATTGATCAACAAATTCTGCAATTTTATACATTCTTAAATTGTTGTCAGTTTCACTGTCCCAATTTTTCCAAGGAACAAGATCACTAAACATGTCTAATCCGGTGTCTTGTAAAAATTTGTTCACTCCCACACTGCTGGCAATGATTGGAATTTGTCTGGCCACAAATGGCTTGCAAGTTTTTTCACTAACATAGGTCAAATCAACAGCAGTTTCAGTAACCAAATTCACTGCACATTTACCATACACTGGATGCCCAACTCCTACATCGTTGCGACGAGGATCAGGTGACTCATCTGACAGCAGCAGTGGACGAGGATGAGTGTATCCAGTTTCAAAATCGCAGGGTTCAACAAAACTAAAAGTCATACGATCTATGATTCCTCTGCGATTAAATTCATCCCATAACAATGTTCTGTGTGGTCTTGGTCGATTGTTCAAACACATGATTTCTTCAGTTTTGCGGTTATGTGTGTCAAAACTAAACCCCGGCCACCACAATGTTCTTCTTGATGAGTACATCCAAAGAAATAGTGGAAAAAATATGTGCTCAGGTTCTGGGGCATACCAATATTTGAAATTATTGGTCAGTACCGGGGTAAAACTCATTGGCAAATTATGATCTGGCCAAGGATTATGAGTTATATCAAGTATGCGATTTTTGTTAGGGTGTTCTGCAAGTAGTTGTTGAGTCAGTGGCACATCTCTGAAATCACCATCAGTGACTACTAGTAAATCATCATAAAACCATTCTGTCATATAAGAACGATCTAGGTGGTATAGAGTTGAATCTAGGTATTGTATCATACGATTACTTAGCCATTGCAGCCAGAAGTTGAGCTTCTTTTATGATGTCAATGTATTTTCTAAAAAATCTTGGATCCATGGTCTACTCTGACTCAGTTGTTTAGCGGTACTACATAAGGCTAAAGTCTGAATTGAGATGTACAAAATTTTTTGAATTTGTCAGACACTAATCGTTGATGATTGTTAATTACTCGGTTTTGACAACGTTGCCAATCTGCTATAGGGTCTCTATGTTTGATATAATCGACCACAAACTCACACGCTGTCTTGCATCTTTGATGGTTATCTGCGATTGAGTCCCATGTTTGCCAAGGTATAATATCCTCAAACATATCAAACCCTGCGTCTACACAAAATTGAGTAGCACCTTTGGGCCCTAACAGTATAGGAATTTGATAACAAGCCAATGGTTTGCATATTTTTTCTGACAGAAACCCCAGATTTGGGCTACTTTCAGTTACTATGTTTACTGCACATGTACAATAACAATCAAGACTAACACTAGTATCCGCATTATAATCTTGATTGTGTTCGCCAGACAGCCTAATAGGCAATAAATTTAAAAAAGATCTGGCTTCCTGTTGTTTATACTCCGGTAGTTGATCCAGTTCATTATAATGATTTGTTTTTGGATCCCACACGCAAGAATATTCAATTTTATCTAGTAATTTGTTTTTTGCTAACTCAGTGAACAGCCAAATTCTATGCCACAGTGGACGATTGTTCAAACTCATAAAAGATTTTGTTTTTTTAGAAAATTTTGGAAAGCCAATCTGATTGTAATATTTAGAGGGACTTATAAAAGACTGGTGTGAGTATGAATAAAAAAATAATGGATAATATATAAAATCTTCTTGTGGCTTGTAAAATTGAGCGTATTCATTTACTACAACTTTGAGTGGTGCAATTTTCTTTAAATTATCAATTACATTGAGAATGTGTTGACCGTTTAATATTTCTGGGTTGTCCGACAGATCTAAATAAATTGTTTGGTCTGCATTGCATGGCAGGTATGATTTAAGATTAGATATTTGCCCAAATAACGGTAGTATGTGTGGGGTGACTACTATTGAGTTTTTTGGAATTAATTGCCAAAGAAAATATCTGCTGTTAGTTTTGTCAATCTCTTGTGTTAAAAATATATCTGTGACTTGCATCTAAATACTTAGCCAACAAAAAAGCCCCTTTCGGGGCTTTTTTGTCCTTCCCATCCCTGGGTTGGCTTCTCTGATTAGGAGAATGACAAGTTGGAAACTGCGATCTCACCAACGTAGTCACCGGCGTTGCCGAATGAACTAGCTGTGTTGGTCAATTCGATGTAACCATAACGTGTCATGAATGACACCACTGGTTCGAATGTTGTTGGATCAAGCACAACACCGCTGCTCATCAAAGGAATGTATGGGCAGTAGAATGCTGGTGCGTCAGCTTCTGAAGAACCTTTGTAACCGACCAATACTGATTGTGTGTCAGCAGCATAGCTGTCAACAAACACTCTCATAGAGCCGTTCAATGTACCAACAAACTTGGTGTTGGTAGGTGCTTCGAATGTACCTTCTGTAGTGCGAGCAAAAGCAGAAGTTGTTGCAGATTGCAACACTGTCAGTGCAGCTGAACTAACCACAGCGTAGTTACCAGCGCCACGACGAGTGCGTTGAGCAATCAAGTTAGCAACACGGTTAACCAACACAGCCAATGCGGCGTGTTCGTCACCAACGAATGTTGCTGTACCAGAAACGGTAGCTTGGTTGTATGTGAACTCAGTAGCTGCCAGTGAACGCAAGCTCAAGAGAATCTCTTGGTCAATTTCAGCTGTAATCTCTTGAGCCAATGCTGCCATGATTTCTGCTTCAACGTCAATACCATGCATGGCTTGTGCGTCTTGTGCAGATTCAAATGTCCAGCGAGCTTGCAACTTACGTGTGCGAGCTTCAACGGCTTGTTTCAGGATCTGAACGGAAATTTGCTTACCGCCTGTACCTTCCATGGTAGCTGTATTTCCACCAGTGTAGTTGCTGGTAGAGTTTGTGCCGCTAGGAACAGTAGAGTATGCCTGAGCAATTTTGAATGGGCTCAATGCTTCTTCACCAGCTGATACAGAAGTAGCGGCTGCAGAAGTGTCTGTCAATGAGTTGGCATAACGCACACGCAAGGTGTGAATTTGACCAACTGGACCTGTCATGGGCTGAACGCCAACCAACTCGTTAGCAATAACGGTGGGCATAACACGACGGATCACTGGCAGAATAACACGGTTAAGTGTAGCAATGT